TTCTTCCTTTATAGGATTTTCTTTTCCATCATTCAAGACTTCCTTCTTAGGTGTCTCTTCTGACTTCTTTTCTTCTTCCTTTATAGGATTTTCTTTTCCATCATTCAAGACTTCCTTCTTAGGAGTATCTTTAATTTCCTTATCGTCTTTTAGAGGTGCAGAATGGTTATCATCCTGCACCTCCAACATCTTGCAAAGCTTACGTTCGATAAGGGAGTTCATGCGTTCTTCGTCAAAGTCCAAGATTGCACCAACTTCATAGATGGTGTTAAAATGGAACTTATCACGGAACGGACTAATTACCTCACCTCTCATAAGCCTAACCTACCGCTTGTGTTGAGTCCAAAGAGTAGATGGCATCAACGTTATTCAAGATAGGAACAACCATTGCTTGTGAGCTAGTGAACTCACGGAGTGGGTCGTTAGTAGAATAACGGCTAGCCAAGATATACTCATCGGCTGACTGATAAGTAACACCTGCAACTGGTCTTGTAGCTTCGGCTACGTTAGTCCAGAACAAATCACCAAGGTTATCATAGCATGTAAAGGTCATGTGACCCTTAGCCCAAGGGTTGTGTGTTCCCTTCTTGCCGTTAATCTCGGTCTTGATTGTACGGGCTACACGTACCAAGTTGGTCTGCCACTTATTTCTAAAGATAGACGCAATCTGCTCAAAGCTCAAAATAGGAATGTTGCTGTTATCCCCACTAAGTGCAATGCCTTGATTGAAGGCAAACTGAGCACGAACCTGCTTGTTCTTGCCAAGCAACTTAATTGTGTAATCATCAAGATAACAAGTAGTGATGGTATTTTGGTCTTCCATCGCCTTGTCGTAAACCAATTGGATGTCATCAAGAGGAGTTGCATCCTCTGCGTCCCAAGCCTTAGCACCGTGACCAAACTTATTCTTCTCGGCAAAACCTACATCAACTCGGACACCAGTACCACCGGAACGAGTTGCCAAAGCTACACCTGTTGACAGCTCACTGAGGAACATATCTTCAATACGCTCGTAAACCGCCTGAATACAACGAGGAAGGTCTGCAAACAAGTTACGCAAAATCTGTGGCTGAGGCAAACGTTGCGCAATCATGTTATCCAAATCCTTAAGCTGCTTCTCTGACATGTAAAGCTTCATACCAACCTTTGGGATTTGACCCTCAGCGGTTGAAACCTTGTCACGGCTCTTCAATGGAAGTTCCGCATCCATTGATACAACATCAGCAGCAACTCGTGTGTATTCCGCAGTAATTGATGCCCAGCGTCCGTCCTGACTATATGTGTTAGTCAAGTGGTCTCGGTACATATAGGTCAATGCAGTCTGATTCTTGCCGTTCAACTTCTCTACTACACTTGCAACAAGTTGTGGGAAGTATTTATTGACCAACTGAAAATAAAGTGATTTTTCCATCTGTTATCCTCCTTCTTTTAGTCTTTGTCCATGGTTGCATCAGACTCATCGAACTTGTTTGCATCCTCATCGCTAACCAAAGCAATCTTTGGCATAGCTGTAAGGAACGCATCCGGATAGTCTGCACCATTTGCAGCCTTAGCTGCTACCTTGTTAACTTGTCCAGCAGTCATAATTGCCGCTGGCTCACCGTTCAGAATGGAACGATAGAGAACACCCGCATACTTGTAATGCTCCAATGGGTCACTGGCAGTACCCAAAGCCTTATAATTGTCTGTTTCAATAGGCAATGGCTTGTAAGTTCCCTTACCATCTGTCACGATAACACGACCTGCGTAAAGAACTTCATCTTTTACGCCTGTCCAATCCAAAGCACGACCGCCCTTGATGTCGCCTTCCCATTTCTGGATAATGACGGAATCCTCACCAAAGACAATTTGCTTTTTTGTAGTCTTCAATTCCTGATTCATGTTTTTCAATTTTTAAAGTGACTGAACTAATGATGCGGCTACATTGTCAACGTCCTCCTTTGTTGGCTCGCCCTCGCTAGCACGATAGCTGCCCCCGAATTGTGGTTGTTGCAACGCCTTGTAGTTGTTCGCTACCTTGGAGAGGTATGTTTCGATAGCTTCATCTGTAGCATCATCGCTCAAGGTGAAACCCTCGTTGATACGACTTTCGGGAATGCCCAACTCCTTAGCCTTTGATAAAATCTTCGCATCGTGGTCTGCCTTTGCCTTTGCCTTCGCAGCAGCCTCTTCCTTAGCCTTAGCCTCCTCAGCTTGCTTTTGGATAGTTTCTTGCAATTCCTTAATGGTCTTGCTTTGCGCCTCCATCTGTTCGTTGTAAGTCTTGGCTTGGTCTGTGTTCTTCTGAGTCAAGGTCTCAACGAGTTTCTTGAACTCTTCACGTTCCTTGGTTCTTGCTTCATCTGAAGCTTTCTTCTCTGCTGCTTGCTCTTCAAAGTATTTTTTGAGATAATCCGGCATTTCGTTTTTCTTTGCCAATTCCTCCAAGCGTTTCTTTTCGGCTTCTTCAGCGGCTTTCTTGGCTTCTTCGTCAGCTTTCTTCTTAGCTTCTTCTTCAGCAGCCTTGCGTTCAGCATCTTCTTTAGCCTTCTGTGCCTCCTCGAACTTTTTCTTGGCATCGGTAACTCTGCGGTCATTGTCCTTTTGCAAGGACTCCAAAAAACTCTTTTGACTAGCAACCACTGTCTCGATGTTGTCATCAGTAACAAGCCCCATCTTATCAAGCATTTCGGCATGTGCCTGAAGAACTTCATCACCTAACCCAAGAGACTTATACTCTTGTTTTAGTAACTGGAAAATTTTATCTTTCATTCTTTCGATATATTTGTTAAAACTAGTGCAAAGATAATACGAAAAGAATAATAAATGCACTAAACCATTTGCAAGTATCTCACTTTTAAGCAAAAGTGAGTAATAACGGCATTTCTAAGCGATTTAAGGCTATTTCATCACATAAACGAATAATTAATAGCTACGCAAAATAGAACTCCTTATATAACAAAAAAAACGCCAAATATCCTCACGGACATCTGACGCTTGTCGAATAAAAAGAACCTAAACATTAATCTTCTAAAAGTTTATTACATTTCTCATATAACCCAAATGATTCAAATTAGAATAGAACCGTCCATCACGCTCTATGAATTTACCGGACTTCACAATCTCACCATTATGCAACATTGCAAACTTAGAACCATGAGCTGTCCATTTGTTCATTTCTTTCATATGTTCATCAGAACCCCAACCATATTTCTTGATAGTAGGATAAATGAAACGTTCAAAGCAAATTTGACTATCTGTTTTATCATGCTCGGAGCAAATCGGGAGCACTCCATTATGTGCGAACCAATAACCTGCCTTGTAGAATGGATGGCAATTCTTGACACAGACAGAACCATGTGTAGCAAATCTGAAATGTATGATTACATTCTCATTTATATCTCGCTTCATCAATCTACGGATAAATGTAGAGAAATGCAAACTCTTGTAATGGTCAGACTCGCTCACAAAACCGCAACCATCTGGATTTCTCATATACGCAGCCTTTAGCTCATCTACGGATGGCAAAGCAACACCTTTCGGACATACAATAATAACACACATATCTTTACCCTTTCTTTTTCTTAATAATACTTTGATTTCTTTGTGTCCTAGGGCTTTTACCCTAGGACTACATTAATTAATCGTTATTGGTTGCAAATGCATCCTTACGACTCTGGAAGAAAGCCTTCTCTTCTTTATTCAAGAAAGGTATATCTTCGATATTCATAACCTCACTAGCAAAGACATTATTGCGAGACCAACCGACAAGTTTTGCGCAGAACTTAACCCACATTTCAATCTTTTTGTAATTGGTTGAACCTTGATGCTGACGAAATTCGATAGTCTTGTGACGTGCAAAACTCTCTGCATTGACCTTGTAATATCTGTCTCCATGAAATACAGTACGTCTAATATCGTAATTGCCACGGCAATTAGAGAAATCTTTGTCAAGCAAGCTGGCTGCCCAACGGCAATTACCTCTTCGTGAAGGAGCCATAAAACTATCAATCAATCTTTCAAGTTTCTGATAATTCTTGAAGACGTTAACATACTGCTCACCTGTCAACTTTGCTGCACCAATATGAACGTGAAGACCACAAGTAGAATTTACTCTTGCACCTACGGCATCCAAAGACTTGATAGCCTTCTTTAAGGTTGCCATACCATTTGTATTGCCATTCAATACCGGACTTACAACCTCGTTAGGGTCTATATCACCACCAACTGAAGAATCACTAACAATCTTGAAATAACTCTTGTTGTCGGTGTGGTTATAGCCCTCAGAATGAATATCAACACCATTCTGACGACCTGCCTCTATCAAGGCATTGCGCTCGGCATGAACACATTCTATCTCAACACCGAATGTATAAACGAATCTCGTTGAAGTTGAACCGCTTGGCACACAAACCTTCAACATATCGGAGATTTCTTTCTCACGAAGACCGCAAGCCTTCAATGCAACAATCTTTTCGTTGCGAGGCATCTTTGACTTCTTGATTTCGTCAATAGTCTCGATTAATGACTTCTTTGAACTTGCGAATGAAAAACCAGTCTGCTTAGACATAATCAATTGTGCTAGTTGTTTCGGGTCTTACCCCTTGGTGTCGCTCTCACCTTATTGAGTGAAACTTGTCACTCGGCAAATCAACCAACTTATCTTGATTGACGATGCAAAGATACGAATAAGTTTTGAAACATGCAAGTTATTTAATGTTTTTCTTTCGTATTTTAACCTTTACTAACTGATATATGAGTCTTGTTAACATTTCAGCTTTTATTTTACCTTATTATATATAAAAAGGCTTCGATGTTCACACACCAAAGCCTAAAAAACTTTACTAACTAATTACCAATTTTTATCGACTATCTTTTTAAATCATCACCAATATCTTCTTCTACTCCCAAATCCGGTAGTCTGTCATACGCTTTTTGGTCATCACCTCCTTCAGACTTAACACCTAGTAGATAACCATTCCGAAAAGCATAATATACCAGCTTTTCCATATCTTTAGCCGTTGCGTTATCTGTCAAATGCAGCGTGGCGTACAATCCCATCAAGAACTTCCGTACATCTTTTGGATATATCTTGTTGTTCTTTTCTAAAGCGACTGCCATTCTTAACGGACTTTTCATATTCTTCAATTTTTCGTTAAACCATCAAATGAAGCACAATAGAGAGCCATTCCGCTTGTTCCCCTAGTTCATAGACTTATTCACAACTTTATTCGTCTCATCTGCATCCTACGTTTGCCCATTGACAGATGTCCGAGATTCCAACAAAACAAACATCACGGCTCTCTTCTTGTGTATCATTGTGCCAACGGAAGGATTCGAACCTTCGACCCTAGGATTAAAAATCCTATGCTCTGCCACTGAGCTACGAAAGCGTAAAGGAATGATTGGATTCGCACCAACGCCCCCTTAGTTACCAAACCAAGTGCTCTACTACTGAGCTACATTCCTCGTATTATGACAAAAGTTCTCGTGGTGCAAGGGAGATTTGAACTCACCGAACCCACAATGGGAATAGATTTACAGTCTATCTTCTTTAACCGCTTGAATATCGCACCTTTTGTGGAACATATACCAATTCCACCTTGTTGCCCCAAGCGGATTCGAACCACTAATGACAGAACCAAAAACTGTAGTGTTGCCATTACACCATAGGGCAATTTTGTATGTACTGCATAAAGGATTCGAACCTTTGAATACCAGCGTGAAAAGCTGGCGACTTAACCACTTGTCTAATGCAGCAACTAGGGTCTCTCACCCTAATAAGAGTTGCTTGTTATAGTCTAGCTGGACTGGGTAATGTGGAAACCATGCCGTAAACTCCTAAGTCTTGACTTATGGTAGAAGCGACCTCTCAGAAGGCCATCTGTTTCAAACACGATGCAAAGATAAGCATTTTTTCTTATACTTGCAAGTGTTTTAGTGTTTATTTATATTCTTTTGATGAATTTTACATCACTTACCCTTGTAGAGAATGCCACAAAGAGTTTCTACAAGTTTCTTTGCGTCATCACCTTTGATTTCGATAACATTTGAAATTCCATCAGGAGCATCATCGCCTTTCTGTTCCTTATCCAAACGCTTACGGAGAGCCAAATCTGGATTCTCTACCAAGATAGAGTCCAAAGCATAATTGCAAATGCGGCTTGCAAGTTCCTCGTTACCATTCGCATCACGCACAAACTCATTCTTTCCTTCAAGAATATCCATAATCTCGTTGTACTCTTCAGCATTCTCACAATTACGTGAAAGCATACCAATTACCTTGTAGCGGTCAATCTCAAAGCTGACCTTTAATTTGTCTTTATTCATTCTTTCTATTTTTTTAATAATTAAACATTATACCAAAAACCCCTTTCATAATAAAGTCCTCCCTTTACCTCATATCGGATAGCATATGACTCTTTGCAAAGCTGACGGATTCGTATATACAAACGTTTGTCCAACTCTTCTTCAAACAAAAGAGACAATTCCTTCCAATTGTCAACAACAGGAGCAAACCAAGGATATTGCTTCTTTACAACCTGTAGCTCATCCAAGGTTACGTGTCCGTATTCTACCATGTCATAGCATCTACGGAAGTCACTATTGTCTTTAGGAATATCCAAATCTTTCTTTCTTTTTACCCCCATCAATGCACTCCACATAGTCATTGAAGAGATACCAGTATCACAAGTGGCTATCCACTCTATCATTCTTTGCTTGTTCATCTTCTTTTATATAAATCACGCTAAATCGCTTTATTAACTCTTCACATGCTTCTTTAGTTAAGATACATTTCTTTGAATCTTTAATGCCAGTAACCTTTTCACGAATAGCAGCATTCGTGTCGTACACTTCTTGTAGTTTTTTCTGAAACTCAATTACGTCTTCGTTGGTGAGTTTACCTTTCTTCTCAACAATCTTGTTTGTTATATCCTTATAAACACATTCGAGTTCAACATATAAACGAGCTTCTAACTTCACCATTATTGCGTGTACAAAAGTATCATAAAGTCTTTCCATCTTGTATTTCCTCCAAAAGTCTTTTGATTTCCTCGTTTTCTTTATTATCTATGCGAGCCTTTAAGATACTCTTGAATGCGGCATCCATTGCATCGTATCTACTGGAATATTCCTTACCATCCGTATGACACAAGCCTTCCTCTACACACCATGATGTAGTTTGCCAACAGAACTTATCTTTCGAAATGTTTGCAACACAAATATAGTAACCGAAATGCTCTAAAAGCCAATCAAGCACCATATCATAGCTTGGAGCGGATATTGCCGGATGCTTACTATTCAACTTTAAGGCAGCAGAAAACTCAATATTGGATTTCTCCCACTCGGAATTGGAGTAAGCAATATAACTGCCGTAATGCTCATTATATTTTCCACCCTTACGAATGCCACCCTTTGCTGTCCAAGGACTAGCATAAGCCCAAAATTCTGCTATCTTCTCATCGTAACCAACCTCCTTCAGAAGTTTGGCTATCTCAAAGGGAACTACCTTTGGTTTTATCGTCTGCTTATTTGCCATTTTCCACCCTTTTTAAACTGAACCCGAATCAGACTTATCTAATTCATCAATTGCCTGTCTAAGCAAAGGAAGAACCTTGTCCAAGTCTTCGAAATCCGGTACGACTTCATTCACTCGCAAGATTGCTTGACCTAACAAGCTCTTAATCTTTTCTCTGTCCATTGCTCTTCTCGGCTTGTTTCTCTAAGTCTTTTAAATCTACCTTCTCAAATCGAGGAACTGGCTTACCATCTACCTCAACATTACCAAAGAACATTTCCTTTGGTCGCACCCAAACTTCATGCTGTCCGCACACTGCTTGATACGCAACCTTAGCTTCAGAAGTCTCGCTATCAGTAACCTCACCAAGGTACTCATAGAAATTGCCCTTATAGTGTCGGTAAATCGGCTTACTGAATCCACCATGCAGCCAATCGGCTTTGCCGTTGATTTTCACGTACTCCCTTACCGCATCGCACTTACAGGACTTATTCAGCTCTTCTACCCAATCAAAGAAAGCTTGTTTGTCCTTGATCTCTTCACTTGATACCATGAAGAGATAAGTGCAAAGAAGCATCTTACCTGCATCAGTATCATATTTCTTGTTCACCTCTTCAGCTAATTGCATCATAGGTGTATCTAAGCGATAATTCCAACTCATAATCTATCCTTTCTTACTTTTTAAATTTGCCAAATCCTCTTTCAAACGTAGATGGAAATTATCTTCTCCATCATCACCGGAAAGAAGCCAGTCTATTCTTTGGGCATAAACCTGAGCCTTCTTCAGAAGCTCAATACCCTTCTTGAATTCCTTGATAGTCTCTTTAGATAAGCCATATCTGTTAGGCATCGTATGATGATGCTTTCTAACATACTTGTCTTCTTCCTCCTCTAGCCATCGGTCTTCGAGAAAGCATCTTTCATCTTCCTCATCCAATGGATGACCATCAACATAATCTTCTATCTTTGTGTATATGTCAGCAATCCTATACTGAGCATAATCAAAACGTCCACCACTCATAGTCTTTCAACTTCAAAAATTTGAACTTACTTCAACGCACTCAACCTTGCTTCTAGCTGTTGAATGATATTGTCTATTGTCTTTCCCCTATAGTCAATAGCAATGTCCTCCAAGACTTCAATCTGAGCTGCAATTTTAATTCTATCTCTTACTACTGTCATAATCAATCTTGTTTATCATGATGCGGTGCTTGCAAAGTTGTAATGAACAACATAAACATAACCGCCATACATTTTTCCAATAGTTACTTCAACGTAATCAAAGATGATGTCGCCATCCATCTTGTAAGAAACCAAAGGCCCAGTAGGGAATGCGTTGTGCTCTGTATAGTAACGATACACTTCTTGTGATAGTAACTGCTTGAATACATCAACCTCACCATCCTTTGAAAAAACACCTTTAAACTCATCTTCATTGTCGATTGCAACAACTACTCCAAGTTCTTTTCTTACACATACACCTTCGTTTGTACCACTTTGCTCATTATACAAGACTGGTAATGTGTAAACACCTCTCGATTCTTCCATATGCTTATTTTTAATTTGTATTTTATTTTATCCTTCCACTTTCTTGCATTGAGCTAAATCTATTGCATACGCCCAACGCTTAGGGACAAAAGACATCGTAGGCTCAAATCTATCTGCACGTTCAACACATACATCTTGCGTCCGGTAAATCAATCCGTCAGAGCCTTTTACCTGCAACTCAACTAAAATAGTATGGTCTAGCATCGGGAACTTATCAATATCATGCCAGACTTCACCGCCTTCAAGGAAGGTAGGCTTTATATGGTTCATCTTTGCCACAAAGTACTTCATGTAAAATGTTTGACTTATATTCGTTAGTTATGGTCTCGCAGCTGCCAAAGCACCACAAATCCTTGGATTGCTCCTTGTGTAACCTTGATGACTTTATATAATAGCCATTGTTGACATCATAATGCTTACGTACCATGATATTGTCGTTTACCACTCCGACCTCATCATCCGTAATTACATAGAACATTCGACCATCACTAAACGCTTTCAAGCCTTTGTACACTCCATTAGAGACAACCATCTTTTCATAGCCATTCGTCTCCCAGTTGGCATAATCCCAGATGGTTTCCAAATCATCATCATTCAGAAGATTATTATCAATAATAACCTTGCCGATAACCTTGAATTTGCCATCTTGCATCATTGCCTCAACTACAAATTCATCGGCAGCGTTGAAATCGCTAATCTCTATGGGTCTCATAATACTTGTGTTTAATGTTCTCGTAAACCACCCTCTTTGCAGCCTTTGCTCTTCTGTTATTATCAGAAAAAACATCATCATACAAAGACATGTCTTCACTCTCAAAAGCCACATGCTCCCCTTTGTAGCAAGCATCAAAGCGGCATCCTTTTTCGGACTTAGCCGCAGTAAACTTTATCTTACCAAACTTAATCTGCATAAGCCCTATCCTAGAAAAAATATTAATGATACTATTTCAAGAGCAAACAAAAATGCTAATGCATTCTCAATTGTGAATACCTTTTTCATTGTTTCAATACAGTTTTACGTGTGTCTCACGCTCTAAATTTATATTGTAAGGGGATTTATATCCCCTTTATCGTTCTTACTTTAAAACTCGATAAGTTTCGTAGAAATCGTGAAAACTCTTCAAGTAGCCTTTCTCTGTCAAAGAGTTTAAGATTTCTTTCAACTCATCCTTGGTATTATCCAAATCGAAATCATACAACTCAGCAAATGTAAAGTACTTGTTACCCCCAATTACATCAGCCATCACTTCGATATTGCCATAAACCATTGTTTCTTTCTTACTCAATCTAGTATTCATAACGAATCACAGTTTTTAAGGTGTGTCTCACCTTTTTAAAATTAGTAACCTTGTTTCTTAATTACAATGCAAAGATACAAAGAATATTTGAAATGTGCAAATTATTTAATGTATTTCTTTTATCTTTTAACGCTTATTATACGCTTAGACTCAAAATTAACTTTCTGTAGCGGAAAAAGCCAAAGAATCCACCATTTCGTTATACATATTACCTCTATGAGCCTTTACCCAATGGTATCTTATCGTCTTGTCTTTCGCTACCTTATTATATATAGGTTGCAAATCTCCTAACTTGCATGCCTGTATTCTCTCTATAGCTACTTGGCAATCCACATATACATCAACAGAACATGAAATAGGGCAATCACCCAATGCATGAATAACCGCCCTTATTTCGGCTCTCACCGAATCGTTCACTTTAGCTGTGATAAAAGTATATTTCCCACTTTTGATAATAACTCCCTTATGAAGCACAAGCCAGCCACAACCACACTTTTCTTTCTTACTAGAACCATCGGCATACACCTCGTAGCGCACACCTTTTGCCTCATCAGCAATCATATGAGCAACAACCTCCAAAGAATCATTGCTCATCACCTTGGCTATTTGCTTGGCTTTCTTCTTCATAAACGTTTAAATCAAACCTCGTTCCTTGAACTCATTCATCAATGGTGTTGCCAAGACCTCAATATCTGGATGAGGCTTTCCGGTCGTACCAAGGCTTCTCAGCTCGAAGAAATGCTTCCAATCGCTCACAAATGCGGTATGAATCAACTCCGTGTTGGTATCAAGAGGAAGTATTGTTCTCGCATCCTGTGGCTTAAGACCATCATCCTTGACCAAAGACAAATACATCATTTCGCATACTCTATTAGCAAACCACCATTTTTCTACCGGACTCCAATGTTCATAACTACCGATGTTCTTTGATAGGTCAACAAATGTTCCACCATCAAAAGACAATGGATTAACCGCATCATCATCGCTAACCCACTTTGGTTTGTTGATAGCAATCTCGCCTCCGAACTTATCTTTACTATAGTTGCAATATCTAGTGCTTTGTTCCGCTACGGAATCTACACGATGTCTGTTAGCCTCTCTACTTACCGCAATCTGAGTAGTAAAGCGGACTGTTATTCGCTTCTCATGCCATTCCGTAGGCTCGCAAATATAGTCCAAATCCTCAAACCAGTTATTTTCAACTATCACTCTGTAGTTGGTTGTGATATAGTAGTCACTGCCAATCTGCATCACCTTTGAATATTTGTTCTCACGATAGTGCTTGACCAATAAAGACTCCGGTACAAAAAATCCTTCTTCATAGGCTACATGGAGGTAAATCGTTCCATGCTCACACATGGCAAGATGATTGCTGCTTACCATACGCTCAACGAAAGGCTTTGCGCTGTCTTTGTCTATCTTCATACTTGACGCATAACATGTGCGACCACACAGCTCTATCTGCTTGTAAACTCCATCCATACCCTCTCCTTGGGATAGGATTTCATATTTTGGTTCTAATATCTTCATGTCCTTATAAGTTTTGAAATCGACTACAAAGATAACTATTATATTCCACTCTACCAAAAATTAGCACTCAGTTTAACAACACTTATCTATATTGTGAAAAACAAAAACTTTCTCCATAAAAAAAAGAGGAGAGTGCATCACGCATTCCCCTCTTACTTTAACATGGCACATATTAAGTTTACAATCTACTCATTTTATCTTTCAATTCGTGTATATCATTGAATGCTTGCAACATAGGCTTATGCCATCGCTCTTGTCGCTCATCAATCGACTGCAAGTACATCAGACTTTGGGCAAGAATAGTTCTTCCCTCATCAACGGCTAACCAAATATTGCCTACATTACCCATAATAGTATTCACGCTAGCTGTTAGTAAGCTACCCTCTGCGCCACCATCACGAGCCGCAATAGCATCCAACTTGGTATTTATGAGCTTTGCTTCCTCATACGTTCCCTCTGTGGCGATCTGCACCGCTGTAAAACGACCATTCAACTCTTCTCCTGTATCTTGGCTCATGGATTCAAAAGAACCGGAAGACGCAGACTGCTCGTAAGATTGCTTGTAACCAGTTATTTCGGCTACTTCATCTCTAATCTTCAGTCCTTCTTGAACCATTTCATCGTACCTTCCCTTCAATTCATTAATATCCGTCTGAGACAATTTGCCACCATTTGCCTTAGCTCGCTCCGTCCACTCATCATAGAATGCTTGCATATCATTACCCAACAAATCATCTACCTTAGCTTTCAGAACGGCTTGCATAAGCATCTTGGAGAAATTATCAGAGAAGTCCTGAGCAGAGGAATTCATATCCATCAAAGTATCTATGAACTCGCTCTTCAAACTATCAAAAGATATTTGCGTCAAGCTTTCTGCTAGGTCATCAGCAATATCCTCTAATGTTCCTGCCTCAGCCGCATAATCTTTCAACTTTTCGAGGACTCTTCCTCCATAATTTCCCTTACCAGTGTTCTGAATCTTGTTAACAATATCAGGATTTTGCAACAACGCATTAGCTTCATCAGCAGACCGTATGTCGCTTAGGTTTCCATTCCATTGTCTACCTATCGCTTCAGACACCTTATTGATTTGCTCTTGCGAAAATCCTCGGAAATAACGGTTAAAACTTCCATGAGAGCCATGATAACCCATTTGTGCCACCATGATGTCCTTTAGGTTTTGCTCTTTTTCCTTTTGAAGTTTTTCAGCTTTTTCTGAGTCTTCTACGGCTTTGATACCACTAGTCTTGTCTATAGAGTCACGTAATCTGTCTATTGCATCCGTCAAGATTTCATTCCTAGCCGTCAATTTGTCTATAGTCCGGTTTACTTCTTTTGCGTTTCCACCTACTCCAAACAAACTATTGAAGCCACCAAACGAGATTGTATTGAGAATATTACCGATACCGCTTACCAAAGACCCTCCTATCTGTGTGATAAACTCACCACTTAGAATGTTCTTCAATATACCATTGACCGCATTCAGAACTGTATCAATCAAGCTGCTAATCAATGTTCCGATACCATCCTTCAAAACATCAAGTATCTTCAAAATGGCAGCAACAATTTGGCCTATAAGTCCGGCTTTTGACAATCCTTCACTTAGCGCATCGCCAGCTTTCTTGCCAGCGGCTGCGGCTGCATCTGCGGCTTCCTTACCCATATCCTTCAGTCCGTCAGCCGCATTTTTAGCCTCCTTTAAAGCTTTCAATCCGTCAATTCCACCTTTAAGTTGGTCAAAACTATCCCAAAGAGATGCCAAATCGGATAGTCCAGAAGTAGAAAGGAACTCATGGATAGCGGAAATCGGTTGTGTCACATTCTGTGTCGTTTGAGCCAACTTCTGACCACTAGTACGAACTTTTGTGTTAGCCGTAACAATCTTCTTTCCGGACTCCGCTAACTGACCTTGAACTTTATTCAATTCTTCTTGTAGCCTTGTTTGCTCTGCAACATTGCCCGACTTTTTCGCACTCTCAATCTGTTCTTGCAAAACCTTAATACGAGGTATAAGCAAAGTTTCCGTTTTCGTGTATTCCTCTTGTGCAATTTTCGCATTCTTCAGAGCATCCTGATAAGCAACAACATCCCTTGCAAGGTCTTTCCAACCTAAATCACTTGTATTGCCAATCGAATTACGGATATTCTGCATAGCATCAACGATACTCTTCTGCTGGTCTGCACCCAAATTTTGGAACTTATCCGTACCTACGAACTTATCCAGATCTGCCAATAAAGGAACAAGCGCATCTTTCATAATGCCACCAACATTTCCGAAGACTTGATACCAGTCTATCTTCTGCATAATAGCACTAGCCTCAACCGAATCCGTCTCTTTCTTCTGCTCTTCTTTCAAAGACTTTATCTTCCATTGCTTGCTTGAGTCCGAATCCGTAGAGTTTTCAACCTCGCTAATCCTCTTAGCATAATCGGCAGCAATAGCTAACTTCTGCTCCTGGAATGTGCCATAAGTCTTCAGATAATCGTACATGCTTTGCGCTTCTTTAGCAAGCACATCCTCATTCTGCTTTACCGCCTTATCGCGAATTGCATTCATCTGATTAGCAACACTCATGCCTATGGTCATATTCATACCATTGACCTTAACCGGATTACCCTTGCTATCCTTCATGGTTTCATTCAAAACCTCATTCTTGTACTCTTCATTGGTTTTGCTCTGTTTCCACATATTAGCCTTACGACCCTTGCCGGAATTAACCCAAACAGCTTGGTCACGTTTTTTTCTAGCCTCAACCAATTTGTCTATACCTTCTTCTACCGCCTTTCTCTCCTTGTCAGCATTCTCGGTAATCTGAGCCAATTCCTTGCTATAACCCTCATTCATCGCATTGATGCGATTCTTGGTCATATCTTGGATAGCTTTCTCCGAATAGGATGAAATAGACTTGGAATAGTCCTCCTCAGCCTTCTTGCGTTCATACGCTCTTGCTTGTGGGTCATCCGTTGTACCTGTTTTCTTTGGAGTAGTATGGGTTGTATTTGATTTTGTTGTTGTACTACTCTTTGGTGTACGTGATTGAATTATAGATTTCGCCATTGCGACATCCGTTTGGTTTTCCGTTCTTGACCTAAACTTACCTCCTGAACGTGTTACCAACTTATGCCCAGTTTTCTTTTCGTGATTTTCCTGTTGTAAAATATCCGCCTCTCTCCTTGAAATTAAATTTCGCAACTCCTTCGTTGTCATAGATTTCATCCAATTTGGAATTTCCGAATCATCATAATGAATTTTTAAATTCAACCCATATTCTTTATTCCATAAATTGATAAGATTATCAGTTTGCTCTACCAATTCTTGGATTGATTGCTTGTTCTTGTTTACTATCCAACGAGCCTTTGCTTGGGAGTTATTCCAATCAACAGTCGCTGTGCTTCCTTTATATATTGCGTCCTCTGCCTTTTTGTAACTTTCATTCAAAGAGTTTATACTATCTATATGCTTTAATATCGAACTTCGCAAACTTGCCATCACGAAACTATTGTACCCCATCTTCTTACCCCATTCCTCAAAAGGAACTAACAGGTTGCGAAGAGCAGCATCGTATTCTTGTGCGGCATTAGCATATTCCAATGTTCCTTTCTTTGCGGAATCCATTTTCTGCCTTAAAGAGTCTATCTTAGTCAACGCATCATCAGAAACAAGTGAATTAAACATCATCTGTACAGCTGATATGTCTTCTTTATCAATATGTTGTCCGAAATCAAGCCAACTACCACCTAGTGAATCAGAAAAATCCTTATCTAGGTTTTTCCTTGCTTCCTCATATTGAGAAGATATAGACATCAAAGCGTTAGCTTTTTCTCGTTCAGCATTTTCTAATTGTAAAGAAGCAATAAAAGCGTCATGCTTATTTTTCAACGTTTCCAAATTATCCTTTTCATTGTCGCATTTTATTCCATATTGTTCATATACCCCAATAAGTTCATCTTTTGCTTTTTTATGTGCATCAGTACTTTCATTCGTATTTCTCAACACATTCATCAATGTCTCAACCTTTTTACTGGTCAAACTTGTTGTTTCCCCAAAATGTGTTGTATCTGCCGAAATTTCTTCAGTCTCGTCTCCAAACATAGAAAATACGGAATACAAAGTTGTTCCCAGTGTTATCAATGCACCTATCGGATTAGCAGCCATTGCCGCCCATAAACTCTTCAAGGCATTTCCACTACTTCTTACCGCACTAGAAAAAAGATTAACTACCGTAGTCGTATATTTTGTACCTGCTGCATAAAGCGCATTTTTGATAGTGGCTGTTGTTGTCGCCAATATCCCAGCTTTCTTTGCAGTGGTATTGGAAGCTTGAGAAACAGTGTTAATATTATTTTGTATCGTAGCCTGTTGCTTACTTAAATTCTCCTTTGTTTGAGCAATCGTCTTACGTTCGCTTTCAATGGTCGAAATCTTTGTTTGAGCAGCATTCACTTGTTTTGTTGCCGTTTCCAAACGTTCTTTTGCTTCTAGCGCATTCACGGCATTACCCTCTGCATCAAAAGCCAAGTTTGCGCCACCAGCAGTTTCCTCAACCAATTTTTGAGCCTCAGCAAAGGCATCTTGGGCATCTTGTAAATCATTCAAAGCTGATGTATATTGTCTAGCCAACTCTACATCCCTATCATCAAGATTTGATATTTTCTCCGTAGTAGTCTTCAAATCATCTTTAAGAGACTCTATTTTTTGTTGACGAAGTTCCTCGGTCTTTCTTTTTTCTTCATCAAGTTCTATCTGGCTTTGTGCTGTTGCTTGTTGCTGAGCCTGTAAAAGTTCACGTTTCGTCTCTAGTTGGGAACGCATTTGTGCCGAAATAACGCCCTCTTGCTCGGCTGCATCTAACCTTGCCTTTACAAAGTCATCGGACACAGCAGTATCTCCAACAATACTTGCCAAGTCTTGTTGTTTGCTTACTCGCTCTTGCTTTTTGTCCTTACCCAGCGACTTGTAGTTTGAGTTCTCTAGGTCTTGCAAACGCTTGATTTCTGCATCAATTCCCTTCATCATATCATCGGCTTGTTGCGCTTCCTCAGCTTTGCGAATAGAAGCAGCCGCCATTAACGATGCACGATAAGAACCAACAGCTATTGTAGCTACACCAATAACTTTTATTACCTCTTGCCAATTCTCTACCATAGCAGAAATAATTGACAATCCACTAGAGAACACGCCCTCGGATTTTTTGCCGATTTCGTTGAACGCTTGCTGGATGGAATCGCCAATGTTACTCCACTGACCCTCCAATGTCTTTGATTGTTGCTCCATCAAGCCTCCGAAGCGTCCACCTGCTTGCGTCATGTTGGCGATAGCTTCCTTGAAGATGTCTGATGTCACTTTACCCTTGGAAACAGACTCTTGAACCTCCGTTGTGTTTTGGTGTAAGATTTTACCCAATTCTTCTGCTAATGGGACACCTCTACCCATGAACTGACGCAAATCCATTGTGAACATTCTTCCTTGCGAAACGGTCGTTCCATAAAGATAAACAAGTTCTCCAAGCGGAATGTTCAAGCCCGAAGCAATGTCACCAAGCTGGACAAGGGTTTTGTTAACATCTTTCGCTTCCGTTCCGTATGCCAAAAGTTGTTTTGCGCCACCCGTAATGCTGGACATATCGAAAGGTGTATGAGCTGCCGTTTGGATAAGTTCGTCCATCAATTGCTTAGACTTATCCGCACTACCAAGCATGGTATTGAAAGATATTTCAAGTTGCTGGAATTGGGAACGAGTATTAAAGATACTACCTGCCAGTTGTTCAAATCCTAAGCCACCAAGTAATGTTGCCGAAAGCATGTGAGCATCGCCAGTAACTCTTTGGAACAAACTAGTCATTCCTTCTCCAGCAGTCGGAGCTGACTTCATACGTTCTATCATTTGGCTCATGCTATCGGTCAACATATTTGTTGCCTCTTTTGCCGGATTTGCTGAACCTGCATACAAAACATACTCATTCCGCATATTCTCCAAGGTCTGACGAGCACCGACAGCACCCCCTTCTAAGTTCTTCAACTGAGCTGTTTGACCTGCCAAAGAGCCTTTTAAATAGTCAATATTCTTCTGTAAAGAATCTATGGATGACTTATCCGTTGTAACTCCAAGAGTTAATCTCTTGTTCGTGATTTGCTGTTGGATTTTCTCTATTCGGTCTTTGGTAGCTTGCATTTGAAGTTCATAGCTATAAACTTCCCTTGCGGCTGCTTGCATCTTCTTATTAAACTCGGAAGACATCACGTAAGCGGCTCTTGAAGCAGCTTGTGTCAAGTCCTTTAAGCGATTGCTAGCATCCGCATATTTTTCCGTCAAATCCGCAACAATAGCTGGGTCGGTAGACTTATTGGTCTTCAATAACTCAGCCCTCAACTTTTCACACTCGGAACGAAGTTTCGTAACCTCCTCGAAATTCGCTTTGACATCGAATCTTAATTCTGCCATATTTTATGTTTTATTGGCAAAATTAGCTAATAATCAAAGGAATAACGAAAGAATAAAGGTGTGCCATTTCACTAAAGATTTAAGTGCAGAAAATAAGGTCTAGACACAAAAAAGCCTTCCACATTCACATGCAGAAGGCTCTGAGTTCTTTATCTATTGCAACAATGAAGCCACACGCCTAAAAGGTAGCGGCTACCAAATCTTTTTTTATTTCATTCATACAATGCGCCAAACGTTCATAAGTTTTCTCGCCAGCTTGCTTTATGCCTTTACTATATTGACGCATCAATGAAGGATTGACACCTGCTCGTTTTGCAATCTCTGACACATTGAGGAAAGAGAAATAATTAAAGAAAGATTGCAAGTCATACTTGTATTCAAATTCAACGTCAGGAAACACTTCTCCATTCTCTTTTGCATCCACTTTTGCCAACGCCAAACAATCCATTAAATCTTGCTTCGCAGCGGCAACAGTTTCTCCACAAGAGTTTAAGCCAACCTTACCTATTCCATCTTCGGTATGACACCAAAAAGACCCATCCTTGGCTTGTTCTACAATAACTTTAATCTTCTTCATATATATATTCGTTTATCTTCTTAACAAAAAAAAAGAGTCCTTTAAGCAATGAAGAGAGAAAGGTGGGGATTACTCCCCAACCAATTCTCTTAGAATACTATGAGCGGTGCCTGTGGCGACCTCTCTAGCGTGTCTTGGCACGAATTGAGACTTTCCCGTTTTAGGATTAGTCCATTTTTCATGTCCCGAACCTTGTCGAGACAGGAAGCATCCCGCTTCTCTCAGTCTCTTAATCAATTCGCTTTTCTTCATTGTTACAAGAACTCTTTTGTCCTTAAGACATTGCAAAGATATAACTTTTTTGTTATATAGCCAAATTTTATGGTAACATTTTTGCTATATTAACCACAATTAACCAAAAAGAGCCACCCCGAAGGATGGCTCACTATACTGTACTATACCATACTGCACTTTACCCTACTACACTAGACTTCACCGCACTCCACTACACTTCACACCACTTTTCTGTTGTACACTGCACTTCATTTAATGACTTCTAGCTTATAAAGCTATTGCCTTATGTATAAACGTAGCTACCAATATCGCTAATGTAGAGAATGCAATATGGAAGCTACAAAACCATTTCTGATTTCGTTTGCAAAGGTAAGCATAATTTCTGAAACACGCAAATCATTTAGTGTGTTTCTTTATTCTATTAAACATTATTTTCTTTTAGAAACTTATTTTTAAAATTACACCTTATTTATATATCATTTCAAATAAACCCAATTTGTTGAAATGTTACTAAACGTATAACTTTGCTTTTTTGCCTTTTGCGGTTCTTTGTCAAAGTCAGCCGTAACAAACAAATGCGTTCCGTATAATTCCATATTCATTGCTTTTGTTCTCTCATCGCCCTTATCTTCTTCCAATGGGGAAACTTTAGCCAATTCGCTATCAAAAGCATAAAGTTTAAAGAACAAGTCTCCTTTCTGTTTAGAATATTGCACCAATGCGCCATAAGGCTTTTTTACAAGAACAATAGCATTATTCAACTCCTTGTATTCATCACTACAGCTTTCCACGATTTTTTGCTGGTCTTCATTAGAATTTACACGCATCTTTTCCAAATGCTTTCCTAATGATACATACACACTATCCAAAATCTTATATGCACCATACTTATCATAGAAGGCATATCGAGAAGAAACGGCATCTTCAAAATCAGAGCAAGGAACTATTTCATTCTTTGCGTTCATAGCCTTTTTATTCATTATGGCTGAGTTCCAATTAATAACAAAATCCGTTGCTACGAAATCCAAAGAATATATTAGTCTATTGCTATTGAAGCGATAATCAGACAACGCCTTCTTGTAATTAGCCATTTTTTCATCCTTAACTTGGTTGGAATGGTACACATATCCACCAATGCCGCCACCTAGCAAAACGAATACTGCGATGATGGCAATAATCAATTTCTTCTTCATGATCCAAACTTTTAATTATTGAACTTTGTGGGGAACACCCCACGTTACTTAACACTTTCCAGCTTGTCCAGCACGACCCTAGCCTCAGCGATGGACGATGCGGAATACAACTCACCACCTTGTTTTATTAGGGCGATGAAATCTGAACAATCAGCTTCGGAAACTAGTTCTGCAAGCGTTACACCTATAATGCTTGCTATCTCCTGAAGACTGGCGACAGTTGGATTCCCATCAATAGTTTGTATCAAGGATGGCAAAGATACTCCCTTACCACCTTTTTTGTTAGTCAGCCTATCAGCTACATACGTTAGCGTAAAGCCTTTTCGTTTAATTATGCCTCGTATATCCATACCTTATTATATATTAAGTTCTAACTTTATTTATTGATATTGCAAAGATACACATATTTTCGCAAACTGCCAAACTTATTATGAAAAACTAAGCTTTTAACCTAACAATGCAAACATATCTTAATTTGTATATTAAATCAGCAATCAAAGGTTAAAGTTAAGGTAAAACTTAATAAAATATTTGGTAGTTAGGATAAAACTTAGTATCTTTGCATCGTGATTAAGAAACAAAGGTCACAATTACATTATTCATTTAGTTGAGGTTGCACCTCCGAGTCGGCACTCGTAAAACGGTATAGCAATATGACTACTTCAATGATAAGAAGAAACTTGATTCAGAAGTTCGTTATGATAGAGTTCGTAAGCAACAGGATAAACACCCAAAAGGACGTTGATAGAATGTTGAATATGATAACAACTAAGCTCAATATGAACAACGATGAGGCCAAGAGCTTCTTGCGTGAGAGCATCGGACTTGCAAAGTAAGTAATTTAAGTTTAACGTTTAAAATTGAAAGATTATGGCTACTACATTTAAGAATATGATGAGAGAAGTGATGAATATGGCTCACAGAGCATTTCAGCTTAAGGGTGCTTACATGAGTTGGACAGAATGCTTGAAGCAAGCTTGGCAGGTAATCAAGCTGAAGGCTCGCATGAAGAAGCAGGTCGTTGAGTTTTACTTTCAGAAGATGAATGGTGAGATTCGTCAGGCTTTCGGCACTTTGATGGAGAGTCACATTGACTACACTCCAAACGGCAAGGGTTACGCTTGCAAGGACTGCACCAAGTATTGGGATGAGGTCAAGGGCGAGTGGAGACAATTCAAGAACTACAATTTGATTAGAGTTGCTTAACAAGGTTATTAACGATTAAAAAGAAACTATATATGAGCGCAAAGATTATCGTGATGCAAGGCAACATGGTTGCAACCATCGAAGAGACGAACAAGGACGCATTTATCAAGCGTGGTGAGTATAAAGAGACCGAGCTAGACAGACATAAGCGTGAGGTCGATTTCTTGATTACAAGCATCGCAAACCGCTACGAAGTGACATTCAATCACAAGGTAGAGCTGAAGGAAAGCCGAAGCATCAAGAAAAGCGAATATTTCGATAACATCTACTACGTTACCGAGAACGCTTTGAACAAGCTGAAAAAGCAATACTCATACGAGTGTGACTTGTAATAGATTTCGTGAGGCACACGCTAAACTGCACCGGACTTTGAACATTAAACATTTAAGAGATATGGATAAGAATTTGATGGATGCTCTTTACGTTGAGCATGATGGCAAGATTGGCGTTTTAAGCTCAGATGAACGCAAGGTGGTATCACAAGTTATCGGCACGGATTTGACGCTTGTGTACGACAAGAAAGAGGGTAATACGTACCTTTTGATACCACTAACCCGAAACCATAAGTTCGAATGCAAAAGTAGCCACATTATCGTGGATGGCAAGCGGTTCGATTCTGACATCTTTTTCCGCAAGGATGCTTGCCAATGGATTGAGATTGACAAAGAAACGTTATCTAAGGTAGCGTAAGAAATAATGATGTTTAAGCTATGAAAGTATATGTAGTAATTTCTTCATACCAACATGGATTGGGTGAAGCAGTGGAGGTTGATGCAGAAGTCTTCTCTACCATAGATAAGGCAAGAAAAGCGATAAGACACAAAGGGATGAACACTTTGGAGAATTACAAGCGAGTTTTGAATTGCGATGATTATCTATACAATATCTCAGATTCTTTCTTTCATATCTCAGACAGCGAATGAGAGACGTGGGATAATTTCGATGTTGTAGAACGAGAAGTAAAGTAATAAGACTATGGATATTAAGATTATCAAAGACATCTTAGATGATGCAAAGGAGTGCGGTTGCATTGCAGGTATTTCACTCTCTAATGGGCAGTTAACTCATGCAAACTTTAGCAAATCAAAGTTATTTGATTTTACTGCCGATGTTCTTTATAACAAAAAAAAGCATTTGATAACTATACTTGGTGAGAACGGAAACAGAGATTACATTGATAGTGACTCTATCATACGTATCTTTATTAGAGAAGGTGTTTAACAATTAATTATAGGAGAATATGGATGCAGGTCATGTGAATGTGATATTAGGCGAAGCCGAGGACAAAGGTCTTAGAGGAAATATCAACTTGGTAGGTGGAGCAAAAATAAGTTTCGACTTCAATGGTATTGGTATTGAAACATCTTTCAATTGCAATACAAAGAACAGAACACTTATGATTGGAAGTGGAAGTACAGTAGTGTTTACACGTAAATATATTGATTGTAGCTCTATCCAGTATATTGAAGTGTTTGAACGTACAAAATAATTATAGGAGATAAGAATATGGATATATTAGATTATTATGAGGTTATAACTTCAAAGATTTTCAAGTTGGAAAGCATGAACGAGGGGCTTGTATTGATAGCACCGGAGCAGGAGGTGGATGGAGTCCGTTCCTTGATGGTGGGGGTGTATGTACCTGAGCATGAACGATACAAGATGTATACCTTCCGTTCCTCTATGAATGAGGGTGAACTTGGCGACAAGTACAAGGCGATGGTCGGCACGATGGATGTGCTTAAACCGGATTGGGACAGAATCAGAAAGAAAAGACGGAAGAGGATTTAACCTCTTACCGTCTGTAGGATGCAAGCTATTTCAAGATTATTTTTAGAAAACATGAAAATAAATTAGAGTTTCCTTGTATTTCTCGAAGGTTTTTATTACCTTTGCGAATGTAAACATCAAAACAATGAGCTTATGAAAGTATTATCAATTCGTCATCCGTATGCTTGGTTAATCGCTATCGGCTGCAAGACCATTGAAAACAGAACATGGAATAGAAAGTTCCGTGGTCGTTTCCTTATTCATGCTAGCCAAGCCAAACCCGAAAAACTTGACGGATGGCAGGAGAGCGCAATGAAGAAATATTGCCAAGAGCATGGTATTGTTATTCCAGACTTCAAAGACTTGCCAACGTCAGCCATTATCGGCAGCGTAGAGTTGGATGATATTCAGTATCATGAGGCTTATCCGGATGCATTTGCTGAAGATTTCCAATATCATTGGTTCTTGAAGAATGCTAAATTGTTCGATGAGCCGATTAGAAACGTCAAAGGCAAGTTATTCCTCTGGGATTATGAGTATAATGATGCCGAAATGTAAAATAACAATACTTTTGTAATAAAAATACAAGTCATTGAAAATTAGCGCAAAAGTGTTTGTTCTTCGATGGGTTAGATAAGAAGTAAATGTAAAAATAAAGAAAGCCTCAACCTCTAACGAGATTGGGGCTTTTACAGTTGTCCTAGTGTGTCTCACCATTATTATTTCGTTCAATCAAAGGTAAGATACCTTTCTCCTTTAGGAACTCATAGAGAAAGAAACGCCCTTTTTGAGTCCATTTCGTGTTGTATTTGATGGTTTGTTTTCCATCATTGTGCGTAATGGTCACTGGCTCGCTATTCACATATCCCTTATCCAAATATTGGCGGTACAAGACCCATTGGTCAGAAACCTTGTGCTGGATACCATGCTCATGCAACAATTTGTTGAATGCTTGCGGACTCATTCCGTAATCCTGCGCCATTGATGTAATCACGCTTGTGCTCTTGTTCTTCATCATCACATCGAAGTAAGTAGTCTTAGGCTTCATCGTTGTAATCTGTGCGCTCAGTCCGACAATCTCCTGCGATGCCTTGGCAAGTTCCTCTTTCTGCTGTTTGTTTTCCAAGGTCAGCACTTGGTTCTTCTCGAACTGGTCAGCCCAAGCTCTTGCTGCAATAGCCGGATTGGTGAAATCGGGCAATGATGGAATACTCTGCATTCTTGACTTCTTCTCAACCTCTATGAAGTACTTGCGAATCGTCCTACCTTTCTCATTGTTCTCGATCATGCACAACTCCTTCGCCATATCCAGTGAAAGGGCATACTCTTTGCGAACACTACTGCCTTTTTCTCGTTTGACAAAATTATCAAATGAAGAAAAGTCTTGATTTTCAACGAATCCGTACTTTTCAATACGATTTCGAATCCAATGCGCAAACTCTTGCTTACTGCCCAACTTTTGGTGCAGCTCTCTTGCATTGATGGCTTGCTTACCATCACGTTCTTCTACCTTGATGAGTTCAAAGCCTTCAACCTTGATTTCATCACTCTGATTTACAAATGCTCCCAGCATGGGTGCATCATTCAAATTCTTTTCTAAAAAATCTTTCATTTCTTAATTTGTTAATAATTATATTTGGCTGTGGTGGAAACGAAAAGCCCCATCCGCTAATGTGGAAAGTGCGGACAGGGCTTGTGTCACTCATCCACTATTGTAGAGCGATGGACGGAATGACGACACTCCACGCTTGGAGTTATTCAAATAATATGCTTAATATAAATTATTAATTATCTCAAATATCAGTCAGTCGTGCGCTCTACTTCACAACCTTGTTATTTCGGTTGCAAAGTTAATACTTTTCTCTTTAACTTGCAAACGCTTTAGTGTTTTATTTAAAACGTTAACGTTTGTTTTACTTCGGAGGACTTCTGCCCTCACCAGCACGACCAACTATTGCGGCACATTTCTGCACATTACTTCTTCTTTCCATTGCTCACGGAATTTAATTGTTAAACATCAAAGATAATGTGCAGTTGTTTCGGTGTGCCTCACCATATATGTTACGCTACCATTGATAGCATTTCTTTTGATTGCATCTGAATCCATTGACAAGCATCCTTGCGGAAAAAGATGTCAGAATCGAGCTGCTTGCCATCCACAATGATGTAATTACCCTTATACTCAAATTTGTGGTTTCGGGTCAATGGGACTAGCAGATAGACCGCCATGTCCTTTTTATCCAACACCAGTGTAAGGTCAGTACCCAATATATGTGAAATAGTGTTGTCTTTGTCGTCACACAATACACCAATCTTCTCATCGTAGCTCACGTAGAGAGCATCCATTAAATTCTTATCCATATCTCTTAAATGTTTAATGTTCAAAGTCCGGTGCAGTTTAGCGTGTGCCTCACGAAATCTATTACAAGTCACACTCGTATGAGTATTGCTTTTTCAGCTTGTTCAAAGCGTTCTCGGTAACGTAGTAGATGTTATCGAAATATTCGCTTTTCTTGATGCTTCGGCTTTCCTTCAGCTCTACCTTGTGATTGAATGTCACTTCGTAGCGGTTTGCGATGCTTGTAATCAAGAAATCGACCTCACGCTTATGTCTGTCCAGCTCGGTCTCTTTATACTCACCACGCTTGATAAATGCGTCCTTGTTCGTCTCTTCGATGGTTGCAACCATGTTGCCTTGCATCACGATAATCTTTGCGCTCATATATAGTTTCTTTTTAAATCGTTAGAAATCTGTTATGCAACTCTCATAAGGTTTGCCTTCTTGAAGCAACGCCATTCTTCTTTCTCGGTATCGAAGTACACTTGACAAGTGTCATTCATCTTGCGACCTGCACCCTGTGTAGCTGGGATAACCTTCTCGCTCAATGTGCCGAATGCCTCACGCAAGCTGCCATCAACCTTCTGAAAGTAGAACTTCACGATGCGCTTCTTCATCTGACCCTTCAGCTTGATGTTCATCCAAGCAACCTTTAAAGCCTCGCTCATTGTATAGCCGTTCTTCTTGATGAACTGCCAAGCAAGCTTCATTACCTCACTCAATGTATTTCTTAATGTAGTAGCCATAATCACTATACCGTTTTACGAGTGCCGACTCGGCTGCATAACAGCAATTAATAGTTAAACTTTAAAGCCTTTATCTCTTAAAGACATTGCAAAGATAGTAGTTTTTTCTAATACTACCAAACATTTCTATAAGTATTTCCTAATATTAACACTTATTTAACACATATAAGGCTTTTCTAAACATTTATTTGCTATTTATTAGCCGTTTCTAATATTTAACTATTTTTCTTTGGTAGTATAAAAGAAATAAGCTATCTTTGCAGCAAAATAAATATTAGTATTCACTTATATATAATAAGGTATGGACTTAAAGAAAATAATTAGAAGTCATGGACAAACCATTTCATCTGTAGCCGAAAAGTTAGGTATAACCCAATCGGCATTATCACAACAAATCAATAATGGTTCTATCTCGTTTGCAAAAGTAGAGCAAATAGCCAATATTTGTGGTTGTTCGCCATCTAGTTTTCTTGCTATTGATGGTGAAACCTTATCACATCCGGCTATCATCTGCCCTCATTGCGGCAAGCCTATCGAGTTGGAGATTAAGGCAAAGGAGGGGAAATGATATTCCTCTCCTTTAACTCTTCTATTCTTTCTCCTTCAAAAAGCCTATACCTGCATGAACATTACCCAACTTATACCAAGACTGGGTTAAAGTCATAACATAACTACTGAAGGATTCTTCCCCAATATCAAGTGTGAAGTCTTCATCTACATCAGGCTCTCCATGTCTTACGTACCCCTTATTCGGGGTGTATAGCAATCTATGATATGAGCCGCTCTCACAAATATAAAGTCCGCTATTACGCCAATCTGAACTCCAAAATTCCGGTTTATTCACGTAACAAAGCATTACATCACCATCGTAAATAGGAATACTATGACTTCGTTCATCCTTTTCTCCAACAAACTTTTCGCTATCAACATTGTCAGACTGACGGATAACAGATACGATGGAGTAACCATTTCCAATAAAGTCCGCTATATCAACATATGTTCTTTGCTCTCTAAGGTCAAATTCTTGTTGGCTTCTTACGCCATCTTTCTCAAATATTACAAGTATTCTTGTATACTTATCACCAAAATTGACCATACTTAGAATCAAGCCGTTGTTCATGTAAGACGCATAAGCTTCTTTGGCTAGTGTTAACACACGCTCTAGATATTCCAATGGCTTGTATCTAACTAACCAAGACTGACCTTTATGCATCTTTTGCAAGTACGAATACATGTTCATCGCCTCGCATTCATCTATTCCATGCTTCTTGCAGACCAACTTGAACTTATCCGGATAAACACTAGTTACAAGTCTATCCAATTCGTCCATAGCTTGCATAGCCTTCAAATAATCATTCGCTTCCATTTACTAATCTTTAAGTTTTTCAATTATATAACCACGACCTGTATAGGTACAAGACAAGCCGATATACACTAGCTGATGTAAAAGCCACAATTCTTCAGTGAACGGCAATCTATTACACTTCACAAACTCATCTTCATCCTCAAAATCGGATGCCTTTTCCAATATTTCTTCCTTTGTCATTATCTTTAAATTTGTGCCCGAAAGCTGTTAATCCGCATCTTTTATTTTTTGTAATGTGTCAAGTATCACGTTTGCAATCTCAAACCTACCGACATTTGGATTCTGTGGGACACTATAACACAAAGCTTTTAAAAGCTCAAAACATTGATTCTCATATAATATCATACGCTTACTTCTTTTGATTAAAATACTTTTCCAACTCTCGAAGGATGAACATCCCTCCTATCTTGAAAGACTGTTCTATCACTACTCGATGTTCCTTAAATTCGTTTTGGCTTCTCGAAAACCGAAACGCTTCATTCTCTAGCATAAGCACAAACTTATTAAATTCTGCATCGGTCATTTGCATCCACCTCCTTCCTTTGAGAATAAATCATCAATATAGAACCACCCGTCTATAGGCATATTCTCAACAAATCCTTTCCAAGACTTGAATTCTTTGACTTGAGCTAATGAATAATAGTTGCCTACACTATAGTGCAGCAATATCCATTCATCATATCCTTCTGGCTCCTTATTTGTTTGATGCCACAAGTCCTTCAAGAATTCATTGATAGCCCACTCAGCACCTTCCTTAAAGCCTTCTTCAATTAATAAGGCTTCTTCCTTATCACAATCCGTCACTTTGCTGTATCTTCTTGCGGCTCCTTCTATTTTCTTATCGTCTATCATAACTATTGTTGTATTAAAAATGTAAATATGGACGTTCAAGAAAACTAAGTAAAACAGCATGTTCTTTATATGCGAAAGAATCTGTTCTTCCCATTCTCTCAAAGCGTTGCATTTGCCTTTTACAATGCTCTATAAGTTCTTTCTTAAAAGCTTCGTCCATAACTTACCTCCACATCTTTAGTTGTACCTAACAATGATTCGTTGCCTTCGTAAGGGATACAGAACTCCCATCTACCATTAACACATACATAGTCAAGATATTCATCTGTCTTATCTGTATGGCTAAATATATTTGCACGCCATTCCTCAGTTTTTTGATGTCTAACCAACACATTATCGAATGGATTCAGCTCAACCTTTGGCTTCAAATCCACAATCTGTTTCTTCTCAGCATCCCAAGCTTTGCCTTCCTTTTCGAGAGCATCAAAGAGCTGTTTTTTCTCTGAGTCAGTGGCAAGGCGAAGTTTACAAAGGTCTTTCTTAAAGAAACTAATTCTGCAGCCCATACTCAAAGTTAGACTACTTAAATCTAAAGAAATAAATGAGCTATAACCTTCTGATAAATCAGTTTTATCTGATACTATAAATACATCTTGTCTATTACCATAGTCGGCAAAAGCTATATCCCCATCCTTGAACTCTGGCTGAGTCTTCTCAATCTCCAAAGTCTCAAGGTTTAGTATGCCACCTAATTTTCTTTCAATCTCTCTGACATATCCATAGGCAATATTGTTTTCTAACTTGTCAAACTTAGCTGTTTCTGCATTTGATACGTCTTCGTAACCATCCCTGCTATTAGAATAGCATCCGTTGAACTTTGTATAATCATCAGATGCCCATTCTTTGAAAATGCACTGAAATCCACAACTATTGATAAGCAAATCGCCCTTCTTCCAGGCGAACTTGCCCCAGTCACGCATATTCTTAGAAGGAAGGAGAATCCGTAAGCCTGCAAGCCAGCATTTTTCTGTACCTAGTTTTGAATAATCAAACAAAAGAGTACTGCCTACTTCATTAGTTGATGTACATTCTATATAAGTACCAACGTCTGTTGTGTTGACTTTATCTAACTCTACGTCTATATTGCGTAATAAGTCGTACAACTTAGTTCCTTGCGGCTTATCCTTTAGGATTTCCGCTACATTAATCTTATTTCCCATATCTGACTTTTTTATATTCATTCACTGCTGTCCCGTTTAGAAATCATCGGGCCTGAAAAGGCTAGGATATAGCCAATCCTCCGTCTCTTCTGTTGGAACAGCTTTGTTAAACAATTCATTTAAAGGAGTCTTGTCCGTAAGGAA